GGATGAATCTTATAAGATGTCGTCCAGAGGGCCTAAACTTCTTCGGGACTTGGAGAGGACCAACGCCCAACCAATAGGCTTTGAGTTCCGCTCCTATGAACCGACCGATCACATTCTTCAAACTTTCTCCGGATTCAGAAGGAGGGCAGCTGCCCCTTATAAGGGGCATCAGCCTTTCCTCGATCTTCCGGAATGGGACCCATTGACGAGATGGGTGTCTCACGTAGGACATCTCCGAGAGACTCAAAAGAGCCTCTTCGGTCGGAGCCGTTTCTATCAAGTAACGGATCCGCCTACTCACCTGTACACTAAGATGAGCCATGAACCTCAAAAGCCCACGTGGGTGAGGGAAGCCCAAGCCTCCCAACTCCACAGGCAGATGAGGAATCAGGCCCTTCCTAGAGAACTTTCTGGTAACAGAGAGATTCAGCCGGGCGAAGGCCCGACAGAAGCGCTTCTGCACTCCTGCCGGCCACGCCAGTTGCTCTCTGATCGAAAACTGTGCATCCTTGTCGTTCGACACCAAACGGCGTTGAGCGACTTCGGAGAAAGGTTCCATCGTAGACGAAGGCAACCATCCTTGTTCACAGAAAACGAATCCCGTACCAAGGTAATCCTTCCCTATAGAGAAGGAAAACCCGAAAAGCTTCATCCATTGGTCATAACCATCGGACAAAGCTTTGTCACACGGGAAAACCAGATCGTCCCCCTTCTGAGCCCTCAACCAAATACCAGCGCGATCACAAATGAACGCGTGGAGAATGTTAAGGATTATGAAGGACAGGGGAGAACCCATCAAGGTCCCACGCCGACTAAAGATATAAGATCCATCAGGATAGATAATCTTAGTCGGACCCGCAGTAAGAAGAATGACATCCAAAAGATCTCTACCAATCTCACTCTGGTGAGAAACGAGAGCTCTAAGGATAACCTCAGATACTTCGAACGGGATGGTATCCGTCGAGGTTGTCAAATCGGCACTTCTGAAGAGGAACCGAGTAGGCAACCCGATCTTCGTCATGAATTCTTGAATGAATTCACGAGCGGAGTCACGGTCATCATCCCAAAGGAATCGACATCCAAACAAACGCGTCAAGACCGGACGCACACGATTAGCGAATCCTTCCACTGCAAGACGGGCCCAAGGGTCCATCTTCGTGACGATTCTCGCTTTAAACCCCTTCTCCGGAATTACCTCAGCAACCGCAACGGACTGTGCTCTTTGGAGCGCTGTACGTTGGAGTTTCTCAAGGATAAATTCCAAAGGAGCCCCGTTAGGAACGTCAAGTTCGTCAACATATCGGCCAAGTACCTCGACAACCCCCAAGGGTTGTCCAGGTACCTGGACGACGACGACTCGTTCCTGGGGAGGAGGCTGGAGAGACTTCACCTGTTGGCGAAGAAAACCAGCGAAACCTCCCTTACTTCGGGGATAACCGATGACGGCCGAGGTGGAAACTCCATAGGTTCCACCATAGGTTGGTACCGGGAGCTTCCGTACAAAAGCATCCAGATCTCTCAAGACATCTGGAGGCACAGGTACGGAAGGTGTCGAGAAGCACTTCTTGTGTGCTTCAAGACTCTCCTGGCACTTCTTCTTCGTCGGAAAGGGGAGAGCGCGCGAGAGGGTACTAAGATTAAAGAGGTACTCGGACCTAAAGGACCTAGACCTCCTATGATCAGGGTGAAACCTACCCGCAAGAATCATGATGTGACTCCGCGGTTTAGGAATATTCACCGCTCCAATAGCAAGAGCTCGGAAATAACTGAACTCTTTCTTCAAATTGGAGATCATACCCTCCACGCCAATGTGTGCGGCTACTCGTACCAGATTAAGGGCAGTCTGAAGAGCACCCGAAATCCAAGTACGATCCGACCTCTTTCGGGTATCGGGCTTATGAGCCCAATACACGAAGAAGGAACGGATAGCCATCCAAACCCGGTCAAGAACACGGGCTTCTTCGTCAGTAAACTCATGTTTGAGTATACTGCGGAGGTGCCACGAACGCGAGAGGTTAGAAAACCCCCCAGTGGACACCGCGCCGAAAAGGGACGAATCCGTCTTCAGCGCCATCCCATGGCGCCCTTTCGAGAAACCCAGTCTTAGAGGAAGACCTCTGAGATAATGGGACCCGTGGTTCG